CAGATCGGTTACATCATGGACAGAATGCACATGACAACGGCGGAGCGCAACGCAAACGCGATGGAAGAAATGCAGCGGGTACTCGGTGCAAAGTGGGGCGCATGGCCGGAGTGCTGGCATAGGCTGATTACAGAAAACGTAACACCGGAGATGAAATGAAATTTTCTGATCACTATTGCAGGAGTTTGAGCGAGTCATTTTTTCCTATCAACGAGGCGTACGACATCGGCAGAAATCTATTTCACACTATTGAGACATTTCTTGATGGATGGTTTGTTACATCGCCACATGATGCTGGCATACTGGCGCAGCTAATAAGGAACACGGGACATGGCGACCATCTTGAAATTGGTACAGCATGGGGCGGTTCAGCAATCCTCGCGGCACTTGTCAAGCGGTACTACGGGTTATCTGGAAAAGTCGTGTGTGTTGACCCGGTAACAGGGCATGATACCGTTTTGAATAGGGATCGGAGCGAGGAAAGCATTAGAGATAATTTTAAGCGGTTTTATGTTGACCCTGAATTAATTATTGAACCGTTTAGTCTTTCATCTGTAGAGGATAGACGGTTTGCGAGTGTGCTGATAGATGGAGACCACAGGGAAGAAGTCGCACGCGAAAACTGGATGGATGTCAAGCAAATAGCCGATAAGTACGTGATGGTACACGACTACGACAAAGTACACCAGGGGATTGTAACTGCTATTGATGACAAAAGTGGATTCAGCATAGTTCATATTTCTGGCGGCTCAATAGTATTGGAGAAAGAATGACCGTATCAATCGTGGCAGTAGGAATTGACAAATGGGAAGTATCGAGCCTCCCCATGATCGAAAGCGTAAAGAGGTTTGAACCTAACGCGGACATTGTACTGGTAGACAACGCGGCTGACGAACCATATCCGACTGATGCCGGGGCGCGGGTGGTACGCCTTGACAAGCGCGTAAGCATGGCGGAGGCGATGAATTACGGGGCGATGTTCACTAAAGCGTCATGGATGCTGTTTGCGAACAACGACATTCTTTGTACAGCGCCTTATATCAAGATGGTAGAGGGGTTGAGTCGAAAAGCGATCTACGGCGTTGATGTTCTGAATTGGTGGAAACGGCGCTGGCTGGACGGCTGGATTATGGCGATACCGCGCGGGGTATGGAACAGGGTAGGCATATTTGACCCAAATTTTATTTATGCCGGATTCGAGGACGCGGATTACTGCTTCAGGGTAGAGCAAGCCGGGTACAAAGTGGAAGGCGCGCAGCTCCCGTTTATACACAAGGAACTGCATAGCCGGTTTACCATGCCTGATTACATGGCACAGCGTGAGGAAAACATAAAGTATTTATACCAGAAGTGGGGTATCGAGTGAGGATCGCAGTCATCGGTGAAACAAGAATGCCGGTTCTACCTTACGGTCCCGGCGGACTTGGCAGGGCGACCCACGACATCGCGGACGCGCTATACCGCAGGGGTAGAAAGATTATTTTGTACGCTCCGAGTGGCAGCGCATTCAATGGCACCATCAAAGACCCGGACGCGATCTATTTTAGGGGTGATTGGGACGTGTGCCTGGATTACTCACACGACCACGCGGTATCAAGGAACTTTCCGGGTGAGCCGGTATTGAACCTGATAGGTGATAGGGAATGCCCGTATAGACCGCCAAACGCGATTGTAGAAAGTATCTACATGCAGAGCCATTATCCCGGCGCGCGGATAGTCAAAGCAGGGTTGAACATTGGCAGTATTCCGTTTACGAGGACGGCGGGCGATTACCTGGTTTACATGGGGCTGAATGTAGGACACAAACAGCCGGACGTGGCGCGTGAGGTAGCAAGGCGGGCGGATAAAGAAATCATCATGGTTGGTACTGGATTCAACGAGGTAGAGGAAGAAGAAAAGTGGCGGATATTAGGCGGGGCGCTCGGTTTGTTATGCCCTTACACCATCGACGCAAGCCCGCGCTCACCGATAGAAGCCGCCGCGTGTGGCACTCCGACAATTTGCCTGGACGGTGACGGTACTAAAGACCATGTTGTAAATGGTATGACCGGGTTCGTGTGCAATTCGATAGATCAGATGGTAGACGCTGTTGCCGAATTACCGAAGTTGAGCCGTGAAAAATGCAGGATTTGGGCGAGCCAGACACACGACATTGAGACAAACATTATCGAAATTGAGAATCTCTTGTTTGAGGTCGAGGCAGGTCACAGATGGTAGATTATGCCGTTATTACCGCGAAAGACGAAGCCGATACCATCGGTGAACTCATTGACGCGCTCCGAGAGCAGGGTATTTATTCCGTTGTGATAAACGATGGCAGCCGGGATGATACCGGGTTTATCGCGGAGAGCAAGGGCGCGGTTGTCATCCATCACGCAAGCCCGGAAGGAATCGCGCGGAGTTTATTAGAAGCGTGGCAGGTTGCGGTGAACCAGCGCGCGGATCGCATTGTACAACTTGACGCGGGGGGAAGTCATGACCCGCGAGAGGCTAGAAAGTTGCTTGACGCGCTGCCCGGTTACAACATTGTCATCGGTTCAAGGTTCCTACCGGGATCCGTTTACGAGGGCAGGAACTGGCGCGCTAAGGGAAGCCGATTAGCGGCAAAGATGATGAACTTCGCAGCCACAGGCGCGTACCGGAAATACACGCTGACAGATTGGACTAGCGGGTACAGGGCGTTCACGAAAGACACACTCAAGCGGTTGTTACGTTGCGGGTACTATGAACGGATGCACCCCTGGCAAATCGAGGTACTCGTTGAAGCGGTCAACCTGGGGATGCGGTTTACAGAAGTACCGATCACCTACAAGGCGGGCGGGTCAAGTTTCAAATTCAGAATGCTAGACGGCGCGATCAGGCAATGGTTACGCATGTTGTACTCATAGGAGGCAGGGATGGCGGTTAGATCGACCATGACAAGATTAATGCAGTTGTTACGAGGGCTGACGAACGCGGGTACGGCTGATTACACCATCGGGCTGTTTACCTATTGGTCAAACGACCAATTACAGGACGCGCTTGATAGGCACTCCACTTTCGTGAAGGATGAACCGCTGTATCCGAAGAAGTCGCTTGAATCAGGCGGGGCGATCTCGTACTACGATTATCAATCACGGTATCGGTTCTTTGAACAGACCAATGGTGGAACGGCGGTCTTTATTGTCAAGGATGGAACCGGGGCAGCACAAACAGGATGGACGGCGAATTATGAGAACGGCGAGATCACCTTTTCAACCGACCAGGCGGGAGCGGTGTACTACCTCACGGGTACATCATTTGACGTGTACGCCGCGGCCGCTGACGTGTGGTATCAGAAAGCTGCTCACGCCGCTGACATGATAGATTTTTCCACCGACGGCCACAACATCAAACGCAGTCACCTTGTACAGACCGCGCTCAAAATGGCGCAGAAATACGAGAGCATGGCGGGCGCTCCGGTTGGTAGTACATCAACGGGTGAGATGGTCAGGAGCGACCTGCAATGACACACGGATTATCCGCTAACGAACTCGCGCAGATACGGGCTGACATAGCGGGGTTACTGCCTGATACGTGTGACATTTTAGCGGTCACCAGAACCAGCGACGGCGCGGGGAGCTGGGTAGAGACATGGGGAACCGCAACGGCTGATGTACCATGCCGGTTGGACTTCAGAAGTTACGGCAAAGAGGCGATGAATGCGGCGGCGCTTATCCCCTATAAAAGCGGGATTGTGTCAATGGAGTATGACGAAACCATCACAACGGCGAACAGAATACTGCTCAATGGCGTTACCTATAACATCACGGGTGTAAACGATAACCAGTCATGGATCGGCGTCAAGCGGGTGAGTGTGGAGCGTGTACCGTGATTAGTTTCAGGGTAAAGGTTGGCAATCAGAGACTTGAACGGTACAGCCAAGAGGTGCAGGCGAAAATGCCCGGTATTGTCAAGAAAAACGCGATGGCAATTCAGGCAAACGCGGCGAAGAACGCGCCTGTTTTGACCGGTGCGCTAAAGAACTCCATCCAAGCGACGGGTGACACAGATCTTCGCTGGGAGATCACGGATGGGGTTGAATACGGCGCGGCGCAGGAACTTGGAACGTCACGCGGTATATCTGCTAAACACTTTTTGGGTAACGCGTGTGAAGCGCAGGCGGAAAAGTTTTTCAAAGAAATTATGGAGGCGCTAAAGGGATGAGTATAGGAGCGCTGAACACGGCAATTTACAGCACGATAGGCGGCACGGTCACGAACGCGGGGACGGCGGTTTACTACCTCGCCGCGCCTGATAATCAAGCCCTGCCATACGTGATTTGGGACTATGTCGCTGACCAGGATGAAAACTTTGACGCGAACAGGACGAAGAACAGCCTTGTATTCATCAGGGCGTTTGCAGCCACACCACAAGCAGCGGAGGCGATTGATGCACAAATAGACGCCAAGTTACACCTCCAGACATTGACCGTCACAGGATGGACTAACTTCTGGACGGCGCGGGAGAACGCTTATTCGAGTGAGTCAACAGACCAGGCAGGGCGTAAAGTGTTCATGGCCGGGGCTGAATATCGTATCAGGAATGACCAATCCTAAAGGAGTAATAAAATGGCAGAAATCACAGGTAAAGATCTAATCGTAAAGTGGGCGACAACGGCGGGCGGAACCATCGACCTTTCAGGCGATTATCGCACGCTCTCATACAAGCCCAGTATCGGAATGGCGAACGCTACCGCTGGAAGTGACGCGTTTGAGAGTTACATCGCAACCGTCAAGGACACACAGGTAAGCCTTACCGCTGTTCATCAGGCAGCCGGAACGGCCACAGAGGACGCGCTGATCGAAGGTACGTTTGGCACGCTGACCATCCAGCCGGAAGGTACTGCAACCGGCAAGCGGAAGTATACCATCCCGGCGTTTGCTTTAGGCGCTAACTTTGACTGGAAATACAACGATACCGTTGAATTAAAGGTTGAGTTCCAGGGCAGCGGTACTCGTATCATCGGTACTAATTAGGCGGTGAGATGAGCGAAGTCACGCTAAAAGATGGAAAAGTAATTCAGGTTGACGTATCAAACATGACCGTGGCGGAGTGGCGCGGGTTCGTATCTCCTAGTGGAACCGTCGCGGATGAGAACGCCATTATCACAAAGTGTACTGGATTGACCGCTGACGAAATCGAAAAATTGAACTATCAAGATTTCAGACGGTTGGTCAAAGCTATTGTGGTGAACGCACGGGAACCGCTGAATGACCCTTCCTAAGTAAGCGCGTCTACATGGCGTTCAAGTGGGGAGAGGACGCACCTCTTGAAGTCATACG